AGGCATTATTGCATGAAGATATTGAATGTATTCGAGTTCCATTGTCAGGCGGTGGCAGTATAAAAGGCGATTTAATCGTCAATAAAGTCGGTGAAGATAAGTGGAATGTTGAGGCTAAGTGCAGGGCAAATGGTTTTAAATCTATTTACGATTGGTTTGAAGGCAATGATGCATTGATTATTAAGGCTGACAATAAAAAGCCATTAATAGTTTTAGATTTTGATGATTGGTTGGAGTTGTTAGCTAGACGATGAAGGTAACTCTTTTAGATTACGAGATGGCTCAGGGTTCAACTACTGGATCTCTCAGGCATATTGGTGCGATTAAAAGAGGCTACAAGAATAAGACTAAGCTGAAGTCCAGTTGGAATAGTCATATTGAAGGTGCTTGCGGTGAGATAGCGGTGAGCAAGGCTATGGGTAAATATTGGGGTGGTTCAATAAATACCTTTAAAAGTGGTGGTGATATTGATGGCACTGGTTGGGAAGTAAGGACACGAAGTAAACAAGGTTATGACTTAATTTTGAGAGATGATGACCCTAAAGATAGAGTTTATTTTTTGGTTGTTGGAGTGTGTCCATCCTATGAGATTAAGGGATGGATAAAAGGTGGCGATGGTATGCTTGATGCTTTTGTCAATGATTATGGAGACTATGGTAAGGCATATTTTGTGCCTGCAAGTTTCCTGAATGATATTAACAGTTTGGAGCATTAAATATGAGTATGAAGGCATTTGCTTGGGGTATGTCACAGAAGGTTGGAGATCCGACAACAAAGTTAGTTTTATTAATAATATGCGATCATTATAACGACAGTAAAGGTTATGCTTATCCATCTCAGGATAGGATTGCTGAGTTCTCAGAATGTTCACTTAGAACAGTTCAAAGGCATATTAAAAGTCTATTAGAAAATGGGTTTATTAGGGTGCAGGCAATACCAAATGTTGCCAACAAATATACTATCCCTGCACTTAAAATGGAGACGACAAATCAGGTAATTGATGAAGAAATGGATACGACAAATCGTGCAAATGGTGACGACATGGGTGACGTACGATCCCTTAAGAACCCTTATTCTATATCTAATAAATTAGATATAGCGGAGAATACGACAAAATCGTATGGAGATTTAGTTTATCAAGATCATTTAAATTGGCTTGCAAAACAGAATACTGGAATAAAATATCTAAGACCATTTGTGGGAAAATTAAGAGAGATGATTAAGGGTAAATCTCGAATGTCAAATGAGAAGGTTTATGAACATCTTCATAATTTATTTGTTGAAGTGCAGGAGCATCCAAAAGGTGATCTGCAAAGTTATTTAATGGCTTCAGCTAAATCGATCAGTGAAAGATTTGATAAGCCAAAAGAATTAAGCGAAAAACAACAAAGTTATATTCAGAGTGTTATTGATCAGGTTTATAAGAAAAAAGATATGCCAAATTATGCAGGCACAGATTTTCATAAGCTGAGGGCAGACTGTGAGAAGGCAATGTTGGAAGGCAAAATGCAGTCAATTCTAGATGAGTTTGACATTCGATGAAGAAAAGAAAAGTTCCCTTACCGAAAGAAGAAAGAGTTCTGCCAACTCCTGAGTTCTTGCAGAAGCATGAAGTTATTGAGAAGCCAACAAAAATAGCAGGGCAGAAAATATTATATGTAACTGATCAGTTATGGATTGATACTTATTTTAAGAAGGGTGTTATCGATTACGATCAATATCAGACTGCTCAGAGGTTATTGGGTTTGTATATGGCTTCAGGGCGAAATCAGAAGCTAACAGCTACGTTGTCAGATCAAGTGGTAGGAAAAGATCTATCAAATGATTTTGATCGTGCTGAGGTTGCTATGATGGATTTTATTAAGGTTGCTAGACGAATGGGTAAAAGAAGTTTCAGTATTGTGCAGGATGTTGTGTTGCATAATTACTCAGCTAAAGAGTGGGCAATAAAAAACAGCCGAAACGAAAAAGCATCGGCTGAGATATTGAGATTAAGTTTAGATGATCTTGAGGATGCCTTTAAGAAACTCTCCTGATTTGATGGTGATTGTGTATTTGATTGTCAATCTCATCTGATACATCTTTAAATGAATTTAATTTGGCTCTGAGTTGATTATCAGGTCTCCTTGATAGTTCATCCTCAAGTTCACGAATATACAGTTCATTAAAGTTTTTAAATGAATGTAAATCTGAAATGTTAAATATCTTAAACATTATACAAAAATCACTAATGCAAGATAAGCACAACCAAACATCATAAGCAATGCGGTCATTTCGGCTACACAAGTTAAAAAGTATTTCATAGCATATCTCCAATATTAAATTAACTATTGTGCATAATATTAGAATATATTGCAATATATGTAAAGACATATTGCACTTGCGACCTTTGTTTGGTACAACTTGTATATGATTGAAGTAATTGACACTAGATGTTGATTTTTAGTCTCCTCAAACTTTGTTATGAAAGCCTCACAGAAATGTGGGGTTTTTTATTTGGTGGTATTTATGAGCAGAAAATATACTGAAAAAGAATGGATCGAGTTCCTGAAGAGAATAGGTGAAGGAAGATCCGCTAGAGATGTATGCGGTAATGATAAGGATATGCCGACATGGAGATTGGTATCGGATAAGCTGAATAGCGACAATGGATTTGCTCAGAGATATGCAATGGCTATGGAGAATAGAGGTCAGGTATATGCAGATAAGATTACCGATACAGTGAATGATATGTTGAATGGTACGATAGATTACAATCAGGCAAGAGTGGCGATAGATGCATTGAAGTGGCAGTCAAGTAAGTTAGCACCGAAGAAGTATGGCGATGTTCATAGGATGGAAGTCAAGCATGAGGCTAGTTATTTGGATGCATTGAAGGAAGTTAGTAAGGTGGTTGATGGTGAGGAAAGTACACTAGATAACGCAATACGCACACGCAAGAAATCGGCAGAAACTAAGACAATTCAATAGGTCGTTACATAACTGACCTGACGAATACTGTTGGTATACAACGATTACAGCTAAGGTTAGCCACTTTGTTAGCCACTATTAATATTTATTTAAGAATTTTGCAGGGATATTTTATTTGACCCCCCCTTGATCACATGCAGGGGGTGGTGATGATTATATATACCCCTCTCAATTTCGGTACTGCGAGATTACCCCTTATCTTGCAGGGGTTAGGGGTGGGCATTGAGTAACGCAACTGAAACATTATTAAAATTACACAACGATCCAGTTCTATTCGTTGAAGCTATATTGAAAGCCACCCCCCAAAAGTGGCAAAGAGAAGCCTTAATAGGCATACGAGATAATGACAAAATATCGATAAAGTCAGGTCATGGAGTTGGTAAGACAGCTTTTCAATCATGGCTTATTCTTTGGTGGATGTTAACTCACTACCCCTGCAAAATAGCAGTCACAGCTAACACCGCCCACCAATTATCGGATGTTTTATGGTCTGAGGTTGACAAGTGGTATAGACGGCTTCCTGATGGATTTAAGAGCCAGTTAGAGGTTAAGTCTGACAAGATTGCACTAAAGGGTGCTTCCGATAGCTTCTGTGTTGCACGAACGAGTAGAAGAGAAAACCCTGAGGCACTGCAAGGCTTCCACTCAGAAAATATGTTGTTCATATGTGAAGAGGCTTCAGGTATTCCTGATGTTGTCTTTCAGGTTGGTGAAGGTGCTTTATCGACTGAGGGTGCTAAGGTTGTCATGTGTGGTAACCCCACAAGAAGTGATGGGTACTTCTATGAGAGTTTTCATTCGATGCGAGATAGATGGTTTAACATGACTGTCTCTTGTGAGGATGGCGAATATGTATCTGACAAGTTTTTGGAAGATATGAAGTCGAAATATGGTGAAGAAAGCAATATTTATAAGGTTCGTGTTTTAGGCGAGTTCCCTACTCAGTCTGACGATGTTTTATTACCTCTTCATTTAGTGGAAGGGGCAACAAAGCGAGACATTGAGGCATCACCCATGACACCAGTTGTTTGGGGTTTGGATGTTGCGAGATATGGGAATGATAGATCTGCCTTAGCCAAAAGGCGAGGTCAGGAGTTACTAGAGCCGATTAAGACATGGTCGCAAAAAGATTTAATGGAGATGGCAGGCATTATCCTGACTGAGTATGAAGCGGTTCGATATAATGACCGCCCTACTGCGATTTATATTGATGCTATTGGGATAGGTGCAGGACTAGCTGATAGATTGAAGGAATTAGGATTGCCTTCTATATCGATTGCTGTTTCTGAGAGTGCTTCACTGAAGGACAAGTTTACAAGATTAAGGGATGAATTATTTTGGAATTGTCGTGAGTGGTTTGAGGGCAGAGATGTTCACATACCGCAGGATGATAGTTTAATTCAAGAGATTACTGGTATTCGTTACAAATATCTTTCTACTGGCAAATTGAAGATTGAGAGCAAGGATGAGATGAAACGCAGGGGTCAGAGATCACCTGACGTTGCTGATGCTTTTGTTTTGACGTTTGCTGAAAATGGATCGATTGCAAGTGGAGCAATGAGCAGATGGAACAGTCGGAAACCCCTGAAGGCAAACAGTGCGTGGATAATATAGTTAAATTTCCAAAAAAAACCGAAAAAGTTACGTTTATTCCGAAAGATAAGGAAGAGGACTTTGGGTATGCATTGGAGATGTTCTGCACTATGGCGAATGGTGTTCATATCTCATTGGATCTTAGTTGGCAGGACATAATGATTGCGATGACAGTTGCGACTGCAAATTGTGGTGCAAAGGCGGATTTGTCTGAGGGTCAGTTTATTGAGTATTTGAAGAGAATAGAAGCAGGCGAGTTTAATGAGTGATCCCAAATTAAAAAAATTAGGATTAACGAAATATAATAAGCCGAAACGCACCCCCAATCATAAGACGAAATCTCATGTGGTTGTTGCCAAAGTTGGTGATACGACAAAGACGATCAGATTTGGTCAGCAGGGTGTAACTGGTGCAGGCGGTAATCCAAAGACGAAAGCGGATAAGATGAGGAAGAAGAGTTATTATGCGAGGCATAATGCTCAAGATCCTAATCCATCAAAGTTGTCTGCAAGGTATTGGTCACATAAGACGAAGTGGGCGTAGATATGCAACAAGGTTTATTATCAGGATATAATCCTTCAGATGCACTCCCTGCCCCTCGCTATACTGGAATGTTACTCCCTATTGAGAGGGATATGTATGGCAATAAGGGCAACTTTGAGATGGCAGTTCCAGATCGGAAG